TTTCATGTGAGCAACATGCACCTATTCCACCCGACCAAGGGTATCAAGAAATATGAAAGCCCAGAGGACATTTTAACGGATTTTGTGGACATTAGAATTGCTGTATACAAGAAACGAAAAGCGCATCTTCTCCATGTTCTTACAGAAAAGGTGAAAAAACTAGAAAACGTGTCTCGTTTCGTAAACGCCGTCATCAACGAGCGCATCATCGTATTTAAGAGAAAGAAAAATGAACTCGAAGATGAGATTTCTAAATCATACGATGCGGTCGATGGCTCGTATGATTATTTGCTCAACATTAAGACCTACCAGTACACGAAAGAAGCTGTACAGTCGCTGAACGAGGAGACCGATACCATCAAGAAAGAGTTGGAAAAATTGGCGGCCACGAGTCACATCTCCATGTGGAAAATGGATTTAAAAATATATAAGCAATAAGTAGTATGTGTGATAGATCCGGTCCAGATACCGGAGCCGCACTTTGTCTGTCAGCCCTCGGGCAACAGGACACATATCTTTTAGGCGAAAATTCACCCTTTAAGTATGAATCTAAACGACATTCAAATTTTAGAAAGTTTCATAGAAGTTTTAATGTTAACAAACCTTCGAGTGCATCAGATGGATGGCCTTTCGGTCAAACCATAAAAGTTACATTTAGACCACAAGATATGGGAGATCTTCTCTCGAATATGTATATTAAAATAAACTTACCAGGTCTTTCGGGTACACAGTATAATTACGCGGATAGAGTTGGGAGACATATATTTAAATCTATCACCATGCGCGTTGATGAAAATATAGTTGAAATATACAAAGATGACATTGGATTCATATATGATGAAATGTACCTCGATCAATCGGAAAGCGCGAGTAGAATATATACAGATGGACGTTTTGTTTACAGAGAATCCGTGCTAGACCAAGGACTCAATTTTTTCAGAGGTCTCGATACAACCGTATATGTACCTATTCCATTTTTCTTCTCAAGAGCCTATGAATCGTCTGATTATGAAACAAATATACACAATAGACCATACTTTCCTTTGTGTGCGATTAACAAACAAAAGCTTGAGTTTGAAATTGAATTTAGACCTCAGACATTTTTTACAGATGACCCGGTTGATTTGACAGTAAAAGAGTTTGATATCGTGACAGAAGAAATTACACTCACACCCGAAGAACGACTCTTTTACACATCTAGAAAATACGAAATGATAACCGATGTGTTCAAGACTCACCCCAAGTTTGACATAGAACCCGGAGAACATAAAGTAAAATTTGAACTCACACCCGAAAATCGCGTAAAGACACTTCACTTTTTCTTTAGAAACAAATTGTTTGAGAACGATAGTGTCGCGAGTAACGCAAACGCCACGGATCAAATATACGATTATTATCACAATCGGTTCAATCTTGGACCAAAACCATCATACAAACGTGCAATTGATTCATTGTCCGATGACGTAGCGGTCGCAGCGAAGCTATTCATAGATGGTCAAGAACTTCCATTCATAAATTATGTAGATTCACACTATTATAGGTATCTCACCGTTTTGAACCATAAGTTTCATTCAACACCGAGAAATATATACACCTATACGTTTTCTATGAATCCAAGAAATGTTGACCCATCCGGAAGTCTAGACTTCACAAACATAAAGAACAACCGAACTACAATAGACTTTCAAATGAATCCTTATTTCGGGACGAATGAGTCATACACATGTCATATATACTACACAGCGTATAAGACACTTACATTTGAAAACGGCTACCTTGAATCTCGAAGTGAGCCCATATCGTATTCTCCAAGTTTAGGAGAACAAGGTATGAGTGAAAATTCACGTATTATATACGAAGAATCACTTGCCGAATAATTTATCTTTATTTTCTTTTATGTAATTAATGATCCCATTTTTAATACACCATTTGATGAAATTGAGTTGCGCGAGCGTCGTATTGATTTCATCAGTTGTACCGGGGACTTTATATGAGATTTTGTCCGACCGACAAAAGGGGTCAAATAATTTCTTGCTATATCCATCAAGAGTAGATTTATAAGCACAATGCACACTGAAAATCTTACCTTCGTTTGTCTTGTACATCAAATTAGTTTTCTTAGAATAGTTCGTGATGAACCATTCCAGATTTCGAAGAGAAATGCCACCAGTTTTAGACAAAATTTGTACGAGCGTTTGCCCGTTTTCTGGTGTACAATAAAATGAATCGATTGAATTTAGTAGGATATCTGATTTCCTCATATTACATCATAAGCTTCAAATCTCTAAATTGGTTATTATTAGATGATTCACATGCGGGACACCCAGCTTTATACATGGGAGGAAACGCGTGATTGTGTCTAATAGTTGCACACATGGTCACGGGTTCATGAAGTTTGGGTGAGGCGGCGTGCGTTGCACAATAACCACCGTGACTCGCTTTTCTAGTACAGGGCTCACCACCCTTTTTAATACCCATACAATACCCACCTGGATTGGGTAAATCTCTCAAAAGAAGCTTCAGGGGTATGTTGTGAATGGTCGATACTGAGCGCGCGTATAAAAGCATTCTTTCATGACACACCTTTTCCACCTCATCCTCGAATACTCTCGCGAGATTCTCAGATATCTTCATCCTTATTACATTAACGCACCTAGTTTTTAAATGGCAATTCTTCGACGGGTGTTTCTTTCTTCTTTTTTGGCCTTCTTTTTGGTTTGATTTTGGTGAGTAATTCACCGAAAATTTCTTCTTTTGGATCTTCGAACAACGGCTCGATGAGGTCACACACTGGATTTATAAATTTATTCATGAAATAGTATTCATAATCAATGGGGATACCATTTTCTTTCGCGTATTTTGGATCTTCAGACTTTTCAAAAGCCTTAGCTTTTGGGTCATCCGTTTTAATGAGTACATATGGTACCCTATCACCCGATTGTGGCTCCGACCCGGGTTGGCGTTCACGCATTTTTCTCACAACTTGTACATGTGCTTGATTTATATAATCGATATTAGGGCTATTAATTGATACACTCTGTCCTTTTACTTTATATGAATCTGAAAGACCCTGTGAAAGTGTGAGCTTTTCAATGGGTACGTCTCCCTCAATCAGTTCAATCGCACGTTGAAGAGCCAGAGCTCTCGGAGCTTCTGTGTCATTACTCTCGAGCACAACATCAAGAAGTTCTTTACAAACTTCCCGTACGTGCGCAGTATTGTCGCGTCTCACGAGCTGAAGACCCTTCACATCTATATAATCCATGTTCATCTTTCCATCTTTTCCTTGTGTCCAGAGCTTTGCGGCATATCGTTTTTTAGAATAGAGGAAATAGGGCCAATACACCTTTTCCAATTCTAGATTATTGGGTTTCTTAAAAAGTGCACTACATTCTTCAGCGGCGCGTTCACCAATTTCCCAACTATATTCGACGGCTTCGATGCCTTTACGGTCACCTACATCAAATTCAACCATTACCGAGTCGGTGTCACCGTATCTCACTTTCGCACCCGGAAAGTTCTTTTCCACGTACTCCTTTGTTTCATCAATCATACTCCGACCTTTTGTTGTTACCGTAGACGCGATGTTTACACATGGGAGTATCCCCTTTGATGCACCTGTGAATCCATACACGGAGTTCATACTAATTTTGTAAGCTAATTGCTTACCATTATACATCGCTTTGAGTGCACCTGTGGATACCGCCATATCCTTCTTCGCTTGCTTCCTGAATTGTTTCAATTCAAGTAAAATGCTGGGTAACAACGTTGGAACACCTTGTGCAAATTTGCATAGACGCTTTGTCGGTGGTTGCCCCTCAACTTTACTCGGTACAGGAATCTCAAATGTCTCATACTCCACACCAGGTACGTTTTCGTATTTAGGATCCATAACAAGACTCGAATAACACAAGTTGTGTGCCATCATGATGGAGGGGTACAGACCTTCGAAATCAAGTGCTGTAATCGGTGTATAGTATGCACCCTTTTGAGCGTCAAGAACGGTCGCACCTTCATATCCTTGGTCAGCCATCTGACCATATTGAATTGTGGGTACCATGAATCCCATTTCCCGTGCCTTCTTTGTGAGTTGACTAAACACCTTAATTTGCTGTCCCCGTTCGACGAGATAACATAATGGAGTCCAGGTTGCTTTCGCCATTTCCAGTAGATTTACAAGAATGCATAATTTAGACAAGAGTCTATGAGGAAGCAATGTATCCTTAATACAATACTCTGCAACTTCACGCAGTTTTACTGGATCGGCTTCTTTGTAGCGTGCAAACATTTCTTTCGCCGGCATATCAATTTTGCTGTCCCCGAGGTACAGTTTAGACACGTTGTCAAGTTTATATGAGTCGAGTTTGTAACCTTTCTTCACCTCATGAAACAAATCAAATATAAATCTACCAGGCATACTCACGAGTTTTAAGTCGTTATCACCCAATGCACTCGAAGAAAGTTTCTTCAGGGTAAGTTCACAATTATGGCCACGAAGTTTACTCAATTGAAAAAATTTGAGGTCACATCGCGTAACGATGGCGCGTTTCATCAAATATTCCAAATCAAACCCAAATATATTCCACCCAGTGATGATGTCTACGTCCTTATCATGTAAATATTCACGGAATGCCATTAACATTTCGCGTTCAGTATCGTACGACAGAATAGTAGAACCTTCCAATTCCGGATCAGTCTTTTTGTAACATAGACAGGTTTTATCGTATGGTTCGTCACTCCCAAATTTACAGAGTGAAATTGCGATTTGAAAACATGCATCACCTTGGATATCAGCATCGGGGAATTTACCAGTAGAACTATTACATTCAATATCCACGGATGCAACTACAAAAGGTGCAGTTTTCGGATTTTCAACTGGTTTTAACTCACGCCAATTCTTACATTCGAGGTCGATGTCAACGTGCGCGTTATACGCAGCTGTACATAAATCACCTGTATCGAGCCATCCAGTTGACTGAATACCAGTTCTGTGCATGAGTCGAAGTACCGGGTCCAAATTAGATTCGTACATTTTAATGCGAATACTTTCATCTGGAAGTGGTCGTCGAAGACGTCCAGCAACCATACGTCTCGAAGCGAGATTTCTAAAAAATAACTGAAGGTATGGGAATTGCTCATTGTTTTGAAACCCCCAAACATCTTTGCGGTGAATCGTGTTATAACTCGTGAGACAACCAGGACACGCCTTTTCGATTTTGTTGTATATGATTTGCACCTTTTGTTGTGTTATATTACGAGGCAACTTTACAAAAAAGTAAGGTGTAAATGCTGTCGTTACACATACAGACTTACCCTCACTTGTTTTACCAAAGATACTGATCAAGTGTTCGTCGTCTGTATCCCTGGTCTCCCAGGTGAGTGCTTGGAAGACAACCATACTTCGTTATGTACCTAAAATTTTAATATCATTTAATAATAATTATGTCAGCTGCACTTGTCGATCTTGTATCAGTCGGGGCTCAGGATGCCTACATCACTGGCGAACCCCAAGTCAGTTTCTGGCGCCAAAACTACAAGCGCTACACGAACTTTGCTCTCAAGCCAGAGCGCATGGATTACATCGGTACTTTCACGGGTGGCGCGGAAGTTGTCGTACCAATTCGCTCGAAGGGTGACCTTTTGAGCTACATATGGGTGGAACACCCAAATATTTCCAACGTTGGCGTAAACACTGATGGCCTCTTTTCTTCGGGTGATACCAGTGTGACTGAATTCAGTCTTCACGTTGGTGGACAAGAAGTTTGCAAGTTCGATTCCTTGTATGTACAAGGTGTTCACAACGTTGTGTACCGTGATACACAAGCCAAGGCATCTTGCTCCGTGACATCGGAAACAGTCGCCGATAACGCGAAGGGTGTCGCTGGTACCGCGTCCGATTATTACATGGTACCATTCTTCTTCAGCGAAGATTGGACTAAGTCGCTCCCATTGGTGGCGTTGCAATATCACGAAGTTGAATTGCGAATCAAGTGCCGTTCTGGTCTCGGTAACTTGGGAGCAAGCCCAAAAATATACGGTATGTATGCATACTTGGACACCGCCGAACGCGAGCATTTCACGTCACAAGAACACGAAATCCTCATCACCCAAGTGCAATATCAACCAATGACAAAGACTGACACGTCTATCGATTTGACTTATTTCAACCATCCAGTCAGGGCGCTCCACTTGACAACGTCAAATGTGTCTGGTACTGGATGGGCGAGTGATTACAGTTTCGATACCGCGTCGCTTTACATTAACGGCCTCGCCCTATTCGAAAATGGTTCGAATACATTCCACCATAATGTTGTTCACGAAATGCACACCACTGCACTCGCGCCATCATCTCTTGATGCGGTTCCACTCTTCACGTGGCCATTCTGCTTGACCATGAACCGGTCACAGCCAAGTGGCTCTTTGAACTTCTCTCGCATAGATAATGCGAAACTTACCATTCAAAGTCCAAGCTCCGGTGCCAATGATGGATTATATAGAGTTTACGCTGTAAACTACAATATTTTGAGAGTGAAAGATGGTATGGCAGGTATTGCATTCTCCAACTAAATTAATTTCCAGAAGACCCGAAACCACGATTTCCTCTCTGCGTTTCCACGAGTTCTTGTACTTCTTCGATGAGAGGTGTTTCACACCTTTCCAGAATCATTTGTGCAATTCTATTTCCCTTCTTAATGACGAACGGCTCACTCCCGTGATTAAGTAGGATGACTTTCAACTCACCCGTAAAATCTGGGTCGATGACACCCGCACCGGTTTGAATGCCATACTTAAGTGTCAAACCGGATCTAGGTGCAATACGACCATAAACACCAGGTGGCAAATGTGCACAGACACCAGTACTTACAAAAGCACGTTCGAGTGGCGGGACGATTACTTCTTCCATGCTATATAAATCATAGCCAACGGACCCAGGTGAAGTCCGTGTAGGAATGATCGCATCTTCGTGTAGCTTCTTAATTTGAAGACTCATGAATAACATTCTGGTGTAATCTTTATACAAGTATATATAAATGATACCTCTCGTCATAGCACTCGGTGCGGCCGCTCTCGCGTACACATTCACCGGAGAAAACTTGGTCTCCGCTTCGGAAGCGAAGAAACTGATCAAAAGTGGAAAGATAAAGAAAGTCATAGATGTACGAACATCTACAGAGTACAGACTTGGTCACTACCCAAGAGCGTTACATTTGCCAGTCAACAAAATGAACGAAAAAACAACGACAGAACTTCCAAAAAAAGGATTGCTCGTCTACTGCAACACCGGACAGAGGGCAAGGATTGCGGCAGAGAAATTAATTGATTTGGGATTTGAAGATGTGTATTACATAGCAGGACATTACTCAAGTTTGAACTGAAACGTGTGTCTATGTATCGCACCTGACTTTTAATAATCTTTCAATGCGCACCTTTTCCTTATTCATAAACAAAGTAAGTTGTGTAATCGGGTCATCGAGATACACTTGCCCATGGTTTTTTAGTCTATCACATTTTATGACCTGATTCACGCGTACGATATTGACACGAACAACTCTTTCTCTTACGGATTTACTATAATGTGCGGCGAGTATAGCTGCATCCCTCTTCGTTTCCTTAGGAAGTACATCTTCTTCACAACATACGACGACATGAGAACCAGCACCACCGTCTGTATGTAGCCACCATTCATTTGGAAAACTCGATTGTGTCAATGCGTCATTATCTTTCGCGTTCTCACCCACCTTAATGGTGATGCCATCGAATGATGTGTATGACTTCATACATAACTTAGAACCTACGTTTTTATATAATTTATGGCCAGAACGAAGACTACTACGAGGGAGCAAACTTGGAATAAACGCGACAACTATATATTGAAGATGTTTGTGTGGCAGTTATATAATAGATTACACACTATCGAATTATTCGCAGTCTATGCATATATGCGTTTGGTAGAAACGCGTTTCGTCGTTAAGAAATTGAAAACGAGCGATCTGAAGTTTGTTCAATTTTAGTAAATTTAACATCTTTAATTTTATCAATCATCCGGTTGACGTGGTCTTGTGTGATTATCATACATTGTTCACACATGACGCGCCCCTTGTGTTCGACCAACAATGGACCTCCCGTGCCGACGACTGCCCTAATAATATCAAGCATGTTTCTTAATATCTCATTCACCTTGATTGACTTAGGCAATAAAAATATCTGTTTAAACTAGGTATGAATAATAATTCAGTTGTCATAGAAACACCTCCTAAAACACCTAACAGTCCAGTGCGCGTCATACAAAATGTGAGCCCGGATATTATCAGGCGTCAAAGTTTGAATAACCTCAGGCGTATGCGAAGAGAACTGATGTCTTTTGCTAACGCGGGGTTTATAGGTCGAAGAATTGATTTCAACAACTCAAATAATCGTCCAAACACATCAAATTATATGAAGAATAAAAAAAAGGTAAAAAATAATGCAAACGAAAATAATCGGACACGAAAAATTACATGGAAAAATATGAATGTGAAGAATCTTCCAATAGATCCAATCACGGCAAATGAATTCAATTACGGAGACAAAGCGGTAAAAATAAATAAACTGTATCTTTCGCCAACATCGTTTAGAAAGATGGCTCGCATGTCCATGACAAGTGCTATAAACGCAAACGGAAACATGGTTCTATTTAAAAATCCGATGACACGGGGCAATGTTAAAAAGGGTGATATTAAATTTGTTGTGTTAAAAAAGCAATAAACTAAAATTCACTAAATTATATGCACGTAGTGTTAAAGTCGAGTCCCACACTCACGCATAAATATAGGGTCACTCTACCAAACAAAAAAACAATCGATATAGGTTCCATGGATTCACCAGATTACACAGATCATGGGAATCCAAGGCTCATGCGTGCACACCTACTTCGTAAAGGTGCCGAGATACCCAGGGAAGTTCGAGTGGAAACAGACCTATACGAGATACACCGTGGCATGTTATATGCAGACACCAGTACTGAAGAAAACTGGAACGATCCCTCTCGTGCGGGGTACTGGGAAAGATGGGTATTATGGAGTTACCCATCGGTTGAACATGCTAAGTTATGGATGACGATGCGTAAAGGTATTCTATTCATGCCCACGGAAGAAATGTTGTGGTTTTGTGATGATCAAAAAATGCATTAAGCACCCGTTGACCCAAATCCACCAGCGCCACGTCCAGTTTCGTCGAGTGTATCAATCTCGCGTACATCCGGGGTTTCACACCTCTCTAAGACAAGTTGAGCAATTCTATCACCCTTCTTAATCTCAAACGGAACGTCCCCGAGATTAAAAAGAGCGACCTTAATTTCGCCGGTATAATCCGGGTCAATAACACCCGTACCCACGTGAATGCCATGCTTCACGGTGAGACCAGATCTCGGTGCAACTCGTCCATATACGTTCATCGGCAAAACAACTGCGACCCCCGTACCGACAAGACTTCGTTGCGAAGGAGACAATACAACCTCATCGACACTGTATAAATCGTATCCAACAGCACCACCAGAACCACGAGTTGGAACAATAGCATCTTGAACGAGTTTTTTCACACGGAGTTCAGACATTTACTTATAAGAGTCCGTAATCTTTATCTTAATTAAGGAATATACGGCTTAATTCATAAATGTGGTCCATCCATAACGCAGTCGTACGAGCCACCGCTGAACCTAAAACGGATTACGATAAACTCAAAAAACGTATTAACCGCGCAACGCTCGGATATGGTAGCGCACTGACGTCCATGTATTTCATCACCCACGGAGCAGAACAAGGTGTGTCTTCTACCATCGGTGTAGCAACCTCTTTCGCATACATCGCGCTACTCGAAAGACACGTGGATAATATAGAAAATTCACATTTTCAAAAACAGTTATTCGCACCGATTGGGACCGCTGTATTTGAAGCCATGTGGAATAGCGCACCTTTCGCGTTTGATTTTGATTACGGGGCTACATTTGTTGGATTTCTCGCGTATAAAGTGGCACTCTTGAGTGTTGTATATGATGAGGTGAAACGAATGTTGGGTTCGCAAGATGAGGAAGAGCAATAAAATGTCAGGGTATATCAAGAATGGCCGATAATCGTGTACGATTATATGGACAAAATGGACCCGGTCTTACTAGGAATTATGCATACAACTCAAGCTCAAACAATAACTCAAACAATAACGGGCGTAGCCGTGAGGCGCGAGAGCTGAATAATTTAATTCATAGGATACATGGTGGTGGTGGACCCCAAAGTCCGGGTAGGAAACCGAAAGCCGTGAATGTTTCGAAGTATCAAAAAATGTTGAATAATCTTGAAAACAAAAACAAAAACAAGAACAATAACTCAAACTCAAACTCAAACTCAAACAAAAACGTGGTTTCATGGTTAAATAGTAATATGGCGGAATCTAAAAAGAATAAAATTCCCAAAAATAAGAGGGTCTTCCTCTTAACGGATTTGGCGAAAAATGGTAAGATTAAACAGGTGTGGGATCGTCGATTTCTTAACAAGTTCATTGAATCAGCTGAAACTCTCCCAGTGTCGCGCCGTCGAGAAGTACGAGAAAATAACGACCCATTCTTCACATCTCCACTGACACGGAACAAGTTTAGTAAGAATGACATCAAGGCGTATCCACCCACAAACGCGACAAAAGGGATAATAAAGCAAATTATGAATAGAAGGGTTCTCGAATCCAAAGTCAATACATTAATGAAAATTAATAATAGGGATTATTTAGCGCGGTCAAACA